AGTCCCGGAACATATGCAGCTCCGCGGAGCCGACTGGTTGCTTGCCAGAATGCCGCGCCATACTGCGATTGTTGGAACCACGGTCCGGAGCCCGGCGTTTGAGGGTTCATATCGAACGTGGCGCTGACTGAACCCTCGGAAGCCTGACTGACACGTCCTACAGGGCGAGCTTGCCCGTCAGTATTCAACTGACCAGCAAGAAACGCAATATGAGCCGTAATCATGTTGAGCAACAACAGCCGCCGGTTTACGTCTTGTACGCGACTGGTGGGAGTGTTGCTCAAGTAAAATCCAGCCTCATTGAAATAACTCTGATACAGGCTTGGATTCGCGTTACACGCGGCAGTGAATTCGGGATACCTTGCGAGAAAAGTAACCTGACTCCAGACCGCGATTCCGCTTGTCATGGCTATTCCTTTTCGAGTGGCGCGATGCCGGCGCGCTTGTCAGACTGTGGAAGTTGCTCAAGTCCCGTCTTACGTTTCTCGCCCTCTCTGTAAAGGCTTTTGGCGCTTGCCTCATCCTTCGCCTGGAAAATGGCTCCAGACTTCAACGCGGGGAATTCCTTCCCCTTTTGGTTATGGACCAGCGACCAGGCTTCCCAAAAATCCGCGTCAACCTCAGTGGTTGCATACGGAATAATAATCGGGGAGCCGCCAATTCCCTTGCCGGCCGAATTCGTACCTTTGACTGTGACTGTGGTTGATGGGTCCATTGGATGTTTCAGAATGAGCCCGGTTGGAAGTTTCGAGCAAATTAAAACTGCCTTTCCCATGTGCCTTCACCCCTAAAGTTAAGGCGAGCCCCGTAAGGCTCGCCCGTTTGCCTTCCCTGCAACTCTACTACACACCCAACATCGATGCAATAAACACGGGGCGATAGATGATTGCCCCCCATGTGCCTTGCGATTTCTTTTGCTTGAAAGAGCTTGACTGAATGATGATCGGATGCGCGCGGAGCTTTTCGGTAAACGCAACGTCAACCGTGCGCTGACCCTGGATTTCGTCCGCGATGAGCTGAACGAATTCGCCCGACGCCGTGTTGTACTCCGGAGCCGTCTTCACCGTCATGTTGGGGAAATTCTTTTTGATAATGTCCGCAACGTTGACGTTGAATTCGGTTGTGAACGTGAGCGCAACCTCTGAAATCGGGCTCATCGCGAGAGTCAGCTTTGTGCTCAAGTCAACGTTGCCGTCAGCCTGAGCCTGTAGAGTCGTGTAGAGGCTCTGAATGTCAGCGATGACCTCCAACGCCGTAGCGTTCGGCTTGTTGGCAACAAGCCAACCTGTGCCGCCTGCCGCCTTGGGGGTGGGAGTGATGGATGCAAGCAAATTTGGGTCATTGAGCAAACCGAAATTCAGCAAGCCGGAGACGCCGAAAAAGTACGTCAAGTTCTGATATTTGTTGAGCGAAAAGACGCTGGAGCGGTTGAGCCCGTTCGCCCAATCGATGCGCCCCAGGCCGGCTTTCTCAAGTTCACGCTCGCCCCATTGAGTGAACGTCTGGTATGTATAGCTCTGACGATTCGCCCAATTGACATTCATATTGGCGTTTCCGTTTTCGGAGTAATCTCCGTAGCTAGAAACTTCGCCCGTGAATTCCACAACGGGGAACATGGCCGTTTCCGTGGTCCAATCGCCTTTCTTGATTTCGTTGCCCACAACCTCTGCCGCCTTCATGGGGGCGAACACAACGTCAATCAATTTCGGGTCGAGGAACGTGGAAAGAAACGCGGGGATTCCGCTATTGCTCTGAGTGATGAGCTGAGGCTGTGCGTCAAGCGCGAGCGAGCCATCCTGAGCAATCCGCAAACGGAGCCCATGACCGCCGGCATCCAGCTTTTGAAGCCCGGCGTTTGGTTGGCCCATGATAATGAGCCCTTTTTCCTGGAGTGCAATCAGTTCAGCGTCCATCGTGGTTTCCCCGTTTCTTAAAGTTTAATTACTGTACTTGCTGATTTTCACCAGCGAGCCAACCGCGCCGTCCCCCGGACTGGTGGGATAGCATTTCCAGCCGGAGTCAATACCGCCGGCCGCAACCAGGGTATCGCCAGCCGCGTATGTTCCGCCGCCTCCGGCCGATGAAAGATTCAGAGTATACACTCCGATTCCACCGGGAGCACCGTTGATTTGAGCCAAAATCGCGGCGCCCGTTGCGACGTTCGCGGCCGTTGTACTATCGGTAATGGGTTGACCAGGAGCCAATACACCCGAACCAATTGCCGTTGCTTTGAACGTGATGCCGAACGTCAGGACGGCCGCCGCGCTCGCTACGTACTGAGTACCCGGCGCGCTAAGCTGATACGTTCCCGTTCCGCCCTCCGTTCCCGTAAGCTGAGCTGCGATAGTTGCGCCGGCCGGATAGTTCGCATGGGAGACGGTATCTCCGATTGAAATGTACGTGGAAACCGCCGTCACATCGATAATGTCTCCAAACGATGTGACCGTGCCTCCCGTGCAAGTCTCCGGGTTGTTGAGCTGATACGTTCCGGCTCCGCCTGGTGTTCCGCTGATCTGTACCGTGATTTGCGGCGCGTCAGTGATACCGGAACCGTTGACGGTATCGCCAATCGAGATCAACCCGGTAACAGCCGTGATAACCAGGTTGTTCGATGCCACGCTCGCGGCAGCCGTGAAAGTTGCTCCCAGACTTGCGGTATTCGTGGAGCCCAAGGTTGCCGTGACGCTTGCGCCGGCCGGTGCGGAGCTGTAGGCTTTGCCGTCCGCGTAACCCGCGTACACGGTTGCACCAATTGTAAGCGCGGCCGGACCAGCATTCCGAACCCAAAAATCGCCGCCGTTGTGGAGGGTAACAGGGAAGCCCGCCGGCACCAGGAGAGATGCAACCTCCAGATATTGCGTGAGCAATCCTTGCTGGTCCCGATGAACGAAACCATCCGGCGCGTTGGGAGCGGAACCATAGTTGTTTGTGGTGACCATATCGGGCTCAACCCAAGCGAAACGGCCCACGAAAACGCCAACGGGACCGCAAACCAGCCCGTTCGGTCCCGCCAGATACGTAGAGCGTGGATTCGCGCTTGCGAAATCGCCCTCTACCGCCGGCGCTGGAAAATTTTGTACCCGTGTCTGAAAACCGCCCATTTTGGTTTCTCCCTTAGTGCGAAATCGTCAAAACGTGATGCCGGAGCTTACATTACCTGGATACGCGCCGCATTCGGGAACCGCTTGTCAAACGCGGCCGAATCCATCGCAACCACCGCCGCCGGCTGAGCCGCGCGGTTGGCCGTCGCCGCCTTGAAAATCGCGCGCTTTGCAGCAAGCCCGGTAACGTCTTTGTGCTCAATCTTCATTTCGTCAAGAGCGAGATCATAAATTGCCTCCGCCGAATCCTGAGCGATAACGTCCCCCACGATGGGGCGAACGTCAATGCGAGCCTGAGTTGCGGCCGCAAATTCCGCGCGCATTTCGGCAGCCATCGCGTCCATTGCAGCTTTAGACTCGCCCTTTGTCATGGGTTCTGCGTCTTTGGTAGTCTTTCTGTCTCGTGCGACTTTTCGATCTTTCGCAGTTTTCAAATCGCTATCGTTCTGCACGTCAGCCATGCCATCCTTTTTCATCTGAGCCCACATGGCTTTGTCTTCGTCTGATTGATCGCGAGCTATCTTGCAATCCTCGCACATGCAGCCCTTGGGATGATCGGCTTCCGCATCCTCAGCTCCCTTTTTCTCTTTCTTGGAAGGCTCCGGGTCATCCACGTCAACCAGGGCATCCATGACCGCGGCCATCGGAGCGGAAGGTACGTCCGCATCCATCGCGATAACCAGCTTGCCGGCGGCCGTCTTGTCAAAAGTCTTGCGTGTGACCGTGCCGATGGTTTTCTCGAATTCGACAAACTCCGGAGTCTTGGAGTCCATCGCAACTTTGAGCTTGGGGAATGCGGTTGTCAGCGCAACGACTAGCGCGTTTCCGAGTTTGGTACGCTTCATGGGTGTTATCTCCAATTCGCTATCGGCCGCGATTACATCGTTGCCGGCTCTACCTGATTCAACTAACGCGAGATGATCGGCTTCAATCTCCGTCATAATACCATCGAATTTGACGCCCTCATATTCGCCTGTTGTCATAATTGGTACATAACGATAGGCGCACGAGAACTCCCGCTGAGTATCGTCCTCAATTCCTTTAATGGCGTCCACATCCCAAATACTCACGTCCGCATCGATATACGGGCTCAGCCACTGAACGTCTGAACCGATGGCCCCCACTACGAATTTTTTAATTTCATCTTCGCTCATTCGCTCAATTTCAAGCAAAGGAATATGCTTGGACAAAATTTGAATCCGCTGAAAAGTTGGCGCGGCTTTCTCCAGCTCCACGGGGGAACGGAGCATGTAATAAATTTTGTTCGGGAGCAATCCGAGAGCTTCACTATTGGGAATCTCGCGGCCGTAATAGGGATTGACGCACGCTTTCGTAATGTGCGAGCGCGCAATGTGCATACGTCCACTCGCGTCAATCGTCCGCATTGTCGAATCGAGAGCGAGCTTTACATTCATTGCGATTCGACTATAACAATAACTCACGCGGTTTTCAAGACTGGAATTACGGAACGGGATACACAACGACAGTTAATCTTTTCACCAGGCATAATCCATTCGAGCTGACCCTTTTCGTTTTTAATGGGGCATCCTTTCGTCACATCGTACACGCGACCACTCGCCGCAACATGGTTCGGACGCGGAGTTTTGCCCCCGGCGCTATGCAGCCACACAGCTTGAGTAATGCCTAACTCCAGCCGGCGCGCACGCTCTACAACCCCATTCGCCTTGTTGGACTGGTCCCGCGCTATCAGTGAGGCTCTGTGACGCGCCACAGGATACAGCTTTTGAATCTCTTTGACCATCGTGGATAAATCGCGGCCGGCCGCATAGCTCCGAGCAACCACGCCCTCAACTTGCTGGAGATACTGAGCGGGAATCGATTTAATGAGCCCTACATTTTCATCAAGCGAAGCGTTGAAAGCGTCTCGCATGGCTGGAGTCATTTGGAACTTGACCGCGAGCCCGGCATCCTTGAGAGCCATCCGCATTGCAGAGTCAGTAGCTTTGAAAGCGCCGGAGAGATAAGCCTCAGCGATACGCGGCGCGGCTTCCTCAA